GCAAAATTGCTTGAAGGCAAACAGAACTTTACTGACGATGAAGTTGGTAATCCTGGTTCGGCGGGCGTTGTGCCTGGTACCGGCAAATTCAAGAAATGTATGGGCATTTCCGGCGATGAAGAAACCACGCTTCTTCAAATTGCTACCCTTACATCGGGCGACTTTTCGCGTAGATTCCAATTGGAAGACGGCGATCTGACTTACGCGGTCGGTATCGAAATGATTCCATTTGGCGCTAACGTTCAATTCCCGGTTCTTGCGGTTAGCGGGGGCGTTCGTACTTCGTTCTTGATGGCTCAAGGCGCTATGGCTGTCGGCATCACGAAAGAATGGAACATCACTATCAAAGACCGCCCGGATTTGATTAACGTTACACAAATCCAGATTACCGGGGCTATCGGCGCTTGCCGTACTGAAGGTAAGCTGATTCAGAAAGTAACAACTACAGACGCATAAGGTTAGCCGGTCGATCTAACTAAGTCTGACAATTATAGGAGTAAGCCTTATGGCTGTAGAAAACAAATACGTTGACACAACGAACAGGAACACTGACGGCACAATGAAGTTTCCCGCGAAGGCGCTTAGCAGCGGCGGTACAAATTTGAAAGTTGCGTTTTGCACTTTTGAAATTGCAGCGGCAGACGATGACGGTTCGATCTATCGAATCTTCACGCTGAGCAAAACGATTGTTCCGTTGGATATCAAGGTCGCCTGTGATGCAATTACCGCCGGTACTGATATGGAATTGGGGCTATATTTCCCCTTGACTGTAAAAGGTGGCGTAGTAATTTCAAAAGGTTTGTTCATGACCGGGCAAACATTTGCATCAGCGCTCGACCTCGGAAACCCAACAGCAATCGACGGTATGGACGCGGTTGATATCGCGAACTACGGTAAATCTCTTTGGGAGCTTGCCGGGCATACCGATTCTGGTCCTAACCCTACTTCCGTCCCTGAATACGATATGGCGTATACCGGCGACACAGTAGGTTCAGCCGCAGGAACGGTATCGACGATTCTGTATTTCTCAAACCCATAACCCGTAAACGTTTCCTTCCCTCGTTGACGGAGCTACGCATATGGCGACTTCCCCGAATAACCCGCTTGACATAGTAAATATGGCTCTTGGCTATATCGGGGAAGCGCCTGTGCGTAGCATCGAATCGCCAACACGCGATATCGAACGCGCCGCCGCTCGGTATTACCACGCGACCCGGCGCTACGCATTGACGCTATCCCTTTGGAATTTCGCCAAGACACAAGCCACTATAGCCAGAACCGGCGATGGCATAGACTTTACTAGTACGTATCAATTACCGAACAACATGATTACGTTTGTAAGCGTTGGCGGGGAAAACGAATACGAATTTATCGACGAGTACGATGTACGCGGCGATCAGCTACATTACAACAGTGACGCCAATTCTGTTGTAATACGCTACGTGCAAGATGTAGAAGACATAACAAAGTGGGCGCCGGGGTTCGTCATGGTCGTAGCCCGGCTATTGGCGCTTGAAATGGCGTATCTGTTGACAAAGAAAGACAGTGTAATTAAAACGAACGACGCGCTTTTACGTACAGCGTTAGCCGATGCAATTGCAAAAGATGGCAGCGAACGGGCGCCCATCCGAATCGAAGAAAGCCGCGCCCTTGCTGTTCGCCGTCGTTTAGTCGGCGGCTGGTTGGACGACCCTACACGAATCGTATTTGATTAATGCCGAACGCAAACAAGACAATCGTTAATACTGTTGGCGGCGAGCTATCGCCGTATATGGCAGCCCGGTTAGATTTGCCGGTTTACCAGAAAGGGCTAGCCATTTGCCAAAATTTCATATGCCTACCGCAAGGCGGGGCGCGGTACAGAAATGGAACGCTGTTCGTGAACTACACGCGCCGCAATCAGAAAGCCGTGTTTATACCGTTTCAGTTCTCCGATCAACAAGCGTATTTAATAGAAGCCACTAACGAAAAATTTCGGTTTTACAAAGACAACCAAGTTATAACTGAGATCGGCTTAACTGTTGAGTCTATGACAAACGCAAGCCCCGGCGTATTCACTATAACAGCGCACGGGTTTAACGATGGCGACGAGATATTTTTAGACGGGCTAACCGGTACTACAGGGCTTTCTGGTAAATCGTACTTGGTCGCTAACAAGACAACTAACACGTTTGAACTAACAACGGTGTTCGGCGTTGCAGTCGATACTACAAGCGTCGGCACTTATACCGGGGCGTTCGGTACGGCTGCGCGTATATACGAGATCGATACGCCGTATATAGAAGAACATTTACCGTTTCTTCAATACGCGCAAGATTCGGCAACGATGTACATAACGCATCAGGAGTACGAACCTGGTAAGCTAACCCGCACGTCACATTTTAATTGGACGTTGGACAATAGCTACACGCGCACGGATGATTTCATAGTGTCAGCAGACGATAACCCCCGCGCCGTCGCGTTTCTTGATTCCGCCCGGTTAGCCTTTGGCGGTTCAAAAGCTAGACCGGCAACGGTATGGGTTTCGCGGTCGCCTAACCCCGCAAACGGCGATACCCGCTTTGATGACTTTACAGACGGCATAAACCCGGATAACGCGATTATATTCACGCTTACGCCGTTGCATGGCAAAGTAGACGCTATCGCTTGGTTGTCGTCTACCTCGAAATTCCTTGCCGCCGGTACGTTTTCTGGTATACGCCGCATTTATGGGGCTAGTGAAGAAGAACCAATATCCCCGATATCGCTTACCGCAAAGTCGGTAAACACGTTCGGCTGTGCGTACACGCTACCGGTAAGCGATGGCGAGAACCTTTTCTATTTGCAGCGCGGGCTAACGTCAATGCGTTCGCTTGAATACGACATACAAATAGACGGCTATACAACTACAGATCGCCATTTGGTTGCCGATCATCTTACGCAGTCCGGTTTAAAACACTTATCGTATCAGCAAGCCGATCCTGATGTAATATGGGTTACAAGAAACGACGGGCGGCTAATCGGGCTTACCTTCAAACAGAAAGAAGATATATCCGGTTGGCACCGCCATTATTTTGCCGGGCGGCACGTTAACGATAACGGGCTAACGGTCGATATCGGGCGCGTATTGTGGACGGGCGTAATGCCTCGCCCCAACAAGGGCGATCAGCTATGGCTTATAGTCGAACGTGAAATACCGGCGTTAGGCACAGTGCGGTCAGTTGAAGTTATGACCGATGAACCTAACTACCCGTTACGTGAAAACTATTACAGCGGGGAAGACACAATAGACGACATATCGAACGAACAAAACGATATCCGGCGTTTTACGAATGCGCTGTACGAGTTTCAGAAAGACGCGGTTCATCTTGATATGGCGGTACAGTATAACGGTTCTGATTTCGGAATCGACTCGTTAGAAACTGCAATAGCCATATCAACAATCACAAACGCGAACCCCGGCGTAGTTACTACGGCTACCGCGCACGGATACGCTGATGGCGATATCGTGTATATAACCGGCGACGACATGACCGAGTTAAACAATAAGTATTTCACGGTAGCCGATTCTACGTCGACAACATTTACATTGATCGGCAACGACGTACTGTTACCCGAAAAGCCAAAAGGGCGGCGTAAGCGTAAGAAAGACACAACCGGCACCCTAGCAGCGGTTAACGGTCCTATTGATACCACCACGTTTAACGGCGCTAGCCCCGGCGGTAACGGCACAGTAGCCCGTCTTGGCGTATCGGTTACGCCGTTTGCGACAACCGGAGATACAAACATTGTTGCTAGCGGTCCTATATTCGATGCTTCGATGATCGGGCGGGAAATTAGAAAGTCTTACGACGTTAACGGTGATGGCGGCGGGCGAGCGGTTATAACTGGTATAGCCGCACCGGATGAAGCCGAATGTACGGTTATCGTTGATTTCGATAACACGAATACAATACCGGCGGGCGGTTGGTTGATTACAACACAGTCGGTATCGGGGCTAGACCATTTGGAAGGCGAAACCGTGGCAGCGATAGCCGATGGCGGCCCCCATAAAAACGTAACAATAGAAAACGGGGTAGCAACGCTAAGCGGGCAGTACAGCATAATCACTATTGGCTATGGTCCGTATGTTGGGCGTATTGAATCCCTAAACCTTGATGCAGGCGGGGTTACTGGTTCTGCGCAAGCCAAGCTACGGAACCTCGAACGTTTTGGTATTCGGTTTCTGTATGCAGTTGGTACGGCGTTCGGCACTAATCCGTATTTGCTGGATAAAATACCGTTTGAGCGTGATGATATTTTCGACCGCCCCACGCCGCTATTTCGTGGGCAAGAAGTAATTCGTAAAATGGACAGGTGGGAAGAAACCGACAAGAAGATTGTTATCGTTCAGAAAGTCGCGGCGCCGTGTACTATT